TTATTTTGAAAGCATAACAAACATGGTGCAAAGTTCCTTGTAATATGTTTCCACACAATTGTGATATTCCTCATAGGCCGCTTTCTGCTCGTCCCCTGTAAGCTTGTCCCACTCAACTTTAGCCTTTGCAAAGTCGAAATTCGGCAAGGCGTCGCCTGTGTTGAATTTCTTTGCTTCTCCAAGGCTTACATCGGTGCGGAACATATCAAATGCCACGTCGACATCAACGTCTCTTTTTGCGCCTACCGTGAAGATTTCCCAAAGATAGCTAATAAAACTGAACATAATATGTACCTCCGTTATTTTTGTTTTTCGATGTTAAATATTCTTGCTTCATGGTCTGCAAGCTCATTGCCCTGCTTGCCCAGTTCGCCCCAAATTCTCTCATGTGTATCAGAGTTTTTGTTTGCCAGCGTGTTAAGGTTTTTCCCGATGTTATCCACAATCGCAGACAATCTCGTAATTACCGTGTTCAACTTGATAATCGGTGTAACTATGCCAACAAGAAGCGTAATAAATGCAATTGCCACCAATGCAATCGTCCATATCATTATTTTCCATCCTCCGGCGCATCAATCTGCGTATCCGTTTCCTCATATGTAAAATTCAGTACATCGTAAGCCTCCAAATATATTTCATCAGTTCCGTCTTTGCGTATCATGAGCTTTCTATCACTGTATGTATGGGCAAACATTTTGCCGTTTATCTCAGCCTTTTCAGTCACAGTCATAGTTAGTACCCCTCCATATAACTTGCGTATGTTGACCAGTTCGTTGCTGTTTTGTATGCCGAGAGAGAAGCAGAAGGAACTAATATTTTGCAACTTGAGATAATCCCATAAAATGCTTTTGTTGATGCAAGTGTTGGCGGAGTTGTTGCTCTTATTTTATAATTCTTGCAGGCAAGACAGTTATAAAACGCAGTTGACCCGATACTTGTTATACTATCCGGCAGAGTTACAGATTTCAACGAATAACAAGAGGCAAATGCGTTTGTTGCAATACTAACCACTCTGTTTGGTACTAATACGGAGGCTAAACGGCCACAAGCCGAAAACGCACTAGTGCCAATGCTTGTTACTCCCATTGGAATTAAAACCGACATAAGCGAATAGCAAACTGAAAATGCCATCTGCCCAATACTTGTTATGCTATTGGGAATTACCACAGATACAAGCGAACGACAATCGTAAAACGCATCTGAGCCAATAGTTGTTATGCTATTTGGCAAAGTTATTGTTTCTAACGAATAACAAGAGGCAAAAGCAAATGCATTAATTCCTGTTACATTACTTCCAAAAAGCACTTGTTTAAGAGTGGCCGTACGGGCATAGTTTTCTTCATCTCCTCCAAATCCGGATGTTTCATAGTCTGCAAAATAGCTTAGCCCAAAAGTACCTGTGCCGCTTGAAATCCACATTTTTATAACATAGTTGCCAATAGCGGAATACGTATGTGTTACCGTAACAATTCCGCTTGATGAATTTGTGGTAGTCTTTCCGTCTCCCCAATCAATAGACAATATAGAAACATCTGACTTACTTAGGCAAATTGGAAGTACTAATCCAGAAAAAGCCGTTAGCGCGATATAGAAATATGATTTACCATCCGTAGTGATGTATGTTGCGCCAACATCTATTGCGGAAACGGTTGCGTTGACCTGTGCAAGCGTACAGTTCCACGATTGAAATGTTAACAAGTCATGCGTCGGAGCTGACGGCAATGCGGATAATGCCTGTGCTTCTGCAATCGTATATCCCTTTACCAAGGTTCCGTCATAGTCGTAGAAATTAACGTCTTTTTTTGCAACCGGAACAGTGATTGTTCCGATATCGGTAGCATAATCCGAAAATCCATTCCCCGAATTTGCCGTGCCGCCCTTTGCTGTAATCGCCGTGCCTATGTTTACCTTTGCTGCCTGTAATTCCGTTATAACTTCATTAAGCGTTGACATTATAGCAAAGCCTCCAATACTGACTTAAGTCCACTTATCGCTCCAAGGTCTGCGTTAAAATCGGATTCTGTTCCTGTATATCCTCCATCTTGAGCGAAGGCATATGCGGTTTTTCCGTTCGTACCATTTGTACCCGCCGCTCCTGTTGCTCCGGTGCTTCCGGTTGCGCCCTGTATCCCTTTAATACCCTGAGAGCCTGTATCTCCCTTTGCTCCTTGAATGCCTTGCACGCCCTGTATGCCTTGCTGTCCTGTTGCCCCTGCATCCCCCTTGTCGCCCTTTAACGTAGAGAGCAAAACAAGGTTATTCCACGTAGTCCCTCCGACATATCGCCACTGGATATATGTGCCGCTGTTTTGCAACTCAACCGCCACGCCATCCGCCCCGTCAAACACACCGCTGTCCTTTGCCTCGGAAAGTGCTGTTAAAATGGCAGAATCAAGCGTAGTTTCAGACAATTTGTCAGCAAGTTCCGTGTCAAGTTGTGGTATCAGCGTCCCGTTAATAAACGTCTTAATATCAACCGAACCCTTGTCAAACCTCGATTTCAATATTGCGGAGGTCATTCCGACATCATCGGGCGGGTAATTATCCAGTTTGGATATATTTTCAACATCTGCCGCTAATTGCGTTAATGCCATTTCCTCACCTCACATTCCCCGTATATCTGACGCGGATATCCGCACTCGTAACCGTTGCCGTGGTATTTGCCGAAACCGTAGAGAAAATTAGTTTGTAATAGACAAACTTCTTCACCTTAATACTCAGCTTGTTCATTTGAGGATTAGAGTTAACTCCAAATGACAGCTTTGTAAAATCCAAGTCCAAGAAGTTAAAGAATCCACTTGCCACGCTGTCCGTATATTGCGCCACAACATCCTCATTTGAATAGTCCGTTGCTCTGTCCGTGTCAACGGTAACATATAGTTCTCCGCTTTCCTCCGGCTTAATCCCCACCCATAAACACGCTGAATATTTGAGTTTATAGTCCGCTCCGAAACTCATACTGCCGCTTTCCCAATAACACGATATTTCAGAGCCGCAATCGTTCATATAGTCACGCGAAAAGTGATTTATATACCCATTTGCATCTCCGTAGTACAATTCCTGTTTGTAGGTAATCATACACGTAGCCTGAACCGCATTATAGACATACCAAACATCAGCCTTATAGTTGTAAACCGCTGCCGTCCCGCCTTGAACAACGTAATATTCCGAATGAAATTCATCGTCAAAACAGAATGCTTTTGTAAGGTCGAGTTTGGATAATGTTTGTGCCACTCTGTCACTCTTGCTCTTTGCTATGCGCTCGTCCTTTGAGGCGTAGGAGGATAATAGCCATTCATAAACGGTTCGTCCAAACAACGTTAACGGGTTGTTTTTGACAAGCTTCACCTGTCCAGGTGCAACGTTTCCGATTTCCCTGTTAAGCGGAGTGGTGTAAAACCCCGCAGTAACAGAACCGTCTGAAAGCGTTATCGTTCCATAGGTCGTTATAAACGCCCCGTCCGTCTTGTAGGTAAGCAGTCTGTCAAAATGCTTTATCATGCCCGTAATCGGAGTATTTGCGCTATCCACCGCCATAATATTCAAGTCGGGGAAATATTCGGCTGTAGGGTTGCCGTCATAATCAAGGCCGCTGTAAAACGCCGTATTGCTTCCGTCGCCATAGAGAAAAACCCTTGTGTCCGTTTCTCCGTTGAAGGTTTCGGAAAACTTCATTGCGATAACCTGTGAGCGGTAACTTGACGATGCCGTCCAACCTATTTCAATGCTGTTTGTTCCGGATACAAGGGCAGATGTTGTCGTAACCACTCCCGTTGAAAGATTTGCTGTATACGCTACAGCCGAACCATTGGAGGTCATTTTAACATAATCAACACTCGCAATCCCTGTTTCCGGTAGTTGATATGTTGTTGCTGTGCCGTTAGGTGAAAATCTTGCCCGTCTTGTTCCATTTAGCTTGTTAACCTGTTCAAGCAAAGCGCCGCCGCCCGTAGGAGTATTGGATATTGAAACAAGCGGTCTATATCCGGTTACAACCGATAGTGTCGTGCCATCCCATGCCCAATATTGAGTTCCGTCAAGTATATAAAGCTTTTTGTTGAATCCGAACATATGTACATCGCCGTTTGTGGTTGCCACAGTGCCGATGCTTGTCTTTTCCCAAACTCCGTTAGAATCAACAGTCAGGCTCCACAGAGTACCGTTTGCCGCCGCGACAATATACTCAATCCCGTTTACATATCCACTCCATATACCGCGTACAGAGATATCGGTTGACGCTGTAGTTGCCGTTACAAGTTTGAATGCCCATGTATAGGTATCGTTTGCCAAAAACGAAACAAGATAACCATAATAATGATAATGTTCATACGGTATATATCTTGTTATCTGGTAAGTATTGCCGTTGTTATTTCTGTGATATATATACGGTGAAACAGGCGGAATCGCGGGAATTGTCCATATCAAATCTCCGGTAACAATTACACTTCCCGACGATACAGCTATGCCGGGATACAGTTGTATTTTATTTGTTCCGTCAGTGATAACCTCGCAATCCTCTTCGGTTCCAGAAACATTAACAGAACCACCTGCTATATGAGTTCCCCCCGTTGCCGCCGTATATGTGCAAGTCCCAATCTGATATATCAGTCCATCAATGGATGTGTAATATCCGATATACGATGACAAATTAGCATAGTTGACCGTTACAGCGATTCCGCTCAAGGTGAGTATGCCGCCTGCCGAAACGCTTATGTTTGGATATGCCGTAAATGCGCTCGACGGAATGTTTAAATCTGTAATGACATTTGTGGCGGTTTCTGCAACGGTAATGGTATAAGCGGAAAGCAACCCCGCCACCTGTTTTGCTCCCGGACGTTTCTGCAAAGCGTAGTTGTCCGTAATGCGAAAATTCATCATGTGCGCGGCTTCACCCATTTTCAAATGCGTGTCACCGTCAGGGTTTTCGTTTATGCCGAGCCAACTATTTATCGGAAATATTGATTCTTTGATATTCGTGTTTATTTGAGCCACATAAACGCCCCCTTACCACCGAGAATATTTGTTATAACATTGACCGCCGTATACGTTTTCAATCGGAACAAACGCGTTGGGAATCTTAGAGGCAATTTTAAGTTCCTCATACCTCTGCTGAAAGAAACTCGCGACATTTGGATTCTCGTCCAACAGCAACACCGCCGCCAATCCGTAGGGTAATACTGTTTGAGCAAGATAATCGTCAAGATCTATCACATCGGAAAAAGCCGATAAGCTTGCATTTTGGGGCCGAGTCCCCGCCTTAGATGCAGTGTAAGTATCCGAAAGCGGATAAAGCTCCAATCTAAGTGCATTGAGTATTCGGAGTGTTCGCCTCTTGTATTCCGAATTGTCTGTTGTGTCCGAAAGTCCCCCGCTGCATATATTGTCCGATAATCCCATTGCAAGGTCAAAGATATTTTGCGCAGTTGTAGTTCCGGCCATATAATCCCTCCTTATTTTTCAGGGTGGGGAGAGGGAATACCCCCCTCCCCGCGAATCAATCACGCGATTACAAGTTTGAAAACAGGGCTGTTTACAAGACCCGTCTTGCAGGCATAAGCCCTGACAACGCTTCCGGAAGCCGGGGATACGAATGCCGCTGAATATGTCGCCGTCGTCGAAGATGTTTTCGGGTTTGTCCCGTCAGTGGTGTACTTGATTGTCGCGCCGCTGGTGCCGCAGCTAAGCGTAACGCTGCCCGAAGCGGTTGCGCCGTTGTCGCCTGCGGGACAAGCTGCCATACCGTTTTGCGCGTGGACATAGATGCCATTGACTTTGTTGTCCAGCACAAAGCTGTCATAGATCACGCGTCCCTCAAGGATGTCGGCATCATAACCCTTCGGTGCTTTCTGAACTCGTAGGGTTTTTAGTGTGATTGGGTCAACGGTCGCACCCTTGTACTTGATGAGAAAGTTCACGCCGTCGGGAAAATAGCTGTCGGGCATACGTACAACAGGCATTCCGTCGAGATAACCGACCTTGCCG